TGACTAGCAAACTATTTTCTAAAAAACTCAAACGCTTTTGTAGTGAACGCTCGTCTACCTGTGAAGCGGACACCTGACCATTAATGTGGTCTGACCATGCCGTCAAGGCTGAGAACAATAACATCAAGTCATCATCATCAATAGCCGTGAGGTCTTTGGGAATTACTGGAATCTCATACCTAGGCTTTGACCACAACTCAATACCTTGACCTTGTAGGAACTTTACCGCTTCCGCTGAAGCGTCACCTAACTTAAGTGCCATTTATGCCTCCTCGTATGGGCTACAAGATTTGCAACCCTTTGCACTAACATTACACGCCGGTGCTTCTCCTGCATAGAATGCAGCGATAATATCGGCGGCTTGTTCAAACTTATCCTTAACCAAGTCGTAAGAAGCCTTAACTGAGAACTCTTTATACGATTGATCTGCTTTAAGTTCGTACAGAAAAACAATTTCTTCTGGGTAACTATCAATAATACCGGCTACGTTCATTCGACGAAGTAACTCAAGATAGATATTGCCTTGAATTAAATGAGAACGAAATGGGCGACGAACTCCGCGCCATGCTTCCTGCAAGTCGCCACCAGCCATTAAGTTAGGCGCTTCCATACGAATAGTACCTGCACCAACAGACTTGATTTCAATTAAGCAATCATCTCCAACCCCTTTAATCCAGCCGTCAGCACGACCTGCAATACGCAAGTCGTCGTCTGTTAAAGGTACCTCAGCGTACTCAAGCAACGTACTACCGCACTTGGAGCATTCATTAGGGCTTACTTCCCAACGAGTTACTTCATGGCAACTCTTACAGGCCCAGTTGCCATACATTGCGCCCATCTCTGTAAACCAGTTTTGCCACTTATGATGAATTGCATGGCCTTCGTCAAAAATAGACTGCAAACGAAGGTTAGGCTTGTCAGACTTTTTTTCAGCACCTGTGAGCAAGAAGTACTGCTCACGATGGCACCAAGTGTCTTTAGCCATGTCACTAGGGTGGATGACAGTGTAATTACGAGCATCAGCAGGACGAGCCATAAGGTGACGTTCGATCTCGCCAATTAACCTTGAAGAAGGCCTCTTAGCATCGAGGAATTTTTTAAGGTCACCACTTGGTTTGTCGCTCATGCTTTTCCGCCCTTCATAACGAATTCTTTGAGTGTCATACTATCTTTATATTTCTTTTCCCACTTGCGTATCAATGCGTTACGCTCACGGTGACTCATGCCACCCCAGATGCCGTGAGGTTCATCGGTATCAATTGCGCTCCATAGACACTCTAGCCTAACAGGGCAGGCTGACTTTCCATCATCACCAAAGCAAATAGCCTTGGCTTGTGTTGCAATTACTTTGTATTTATCTTTGTCCCTTGGCGGATAAAACATATCCGTGTCCTCCCCCGCACACTTGGCTGTATATCGCCATGCGTAACGGGAGTCTTCAATCATCCGTCATTTCCTCCTGTTTTAGTTTTCAAATTGAATAACTCATTTCTCATTTCAAAAAAGTCGTTTTCGTCAAGAACAATATAGTCTTTACCATCCAAATGAATACCTAAAACAGGCATACGTCCATCCATAATTGCTTCACTAGAAATTTTGTCAAGAACAGCGCGGGTAATACTAAACGACTTTTTACCTGTCCACTTGTGTTCTATTAAAAGATCGTCTGTGCGAACGTCACCTTTACGAGACCAAAAAGCCCCTGATGCAGCAGTACGAGAACCGTCTGCCAATTTAGACAAACGGTCCTCGTGTGCACGAGACTGTTTTTGACCCTCAGACTTCACGGTCGCTCTTCAACAAACCGGCTTCATAAATAGCGGTAAGAGTAACAGCAAACACCTCAAGGCTCATCTGATAATGAATAGAAATATCATCCGGATGATGTTTAACCGTGGAATCTTTAAAATACATGTAATCGCTAAGTGTCATTGCGCGAAGAAACAATTCACGGAAGGTGTCTGGGGTCATGTATCCTTCAGGAATTTTGTATTTAAGAGAATGCTTAGACACTTAAGTCTACTTTTTTGTCGTTATAACCGTTAATAATTATAGGAGTTACATAAGACAAAATTTCACGGTACTCACACACGTCACACCCACAAAAAGGTTGACCGCTTAAAGTGTCTACGTCTACATCTTCATCAATAGAGTTAAACAAAGTCATCATGTATTCTGAAAGACCTTGCTGAAGATCCTCAGCCCAGTCTGTGTTGTTAATTACAAACGAACTCATTCCGCCACCGCCATTGGTAAGTCACTTTGCAGAACCAGTTTCTGCAATTCTTCTTTTAAGTCAATCTCTTCACGAAGGGAAGTAATAAGGGCTTCAATACCTTGCCACTTGCGTTCTCCGTAGTATATCCAACCACCACGGCGATCCACAACTTCTTTAATAATTGCCATAGAAGCAATCTCTTTGGCAAAGTCATACTGTCCGGGATCTACTGGACCACCGGGAGCAAAGTAGTAGTCAAAATAGGCTACGCGTTGCGGGGGAGCAGTCTTGTTCTTAATAGTGCGAACACGAATACGTTGACCAATGCGGACTTTATTAGACGTAGGGCCAATGTCAATCCATTCGTCACGCTTTACTTCACAACGAGTAAAGAAAGCATAGTCTTTCCCTTGTCCTCCCGGAGTTGTACGGGGATCGCCGTGCATAACACCAATCTTCATGCGCCATTGATTAATAACAATGCCAAGTACTGGACGCTCATCTTCAATAAGGCTACGCTTCATGGCTTGACCAATCTTGCGGAAAAACTTATTGGTAAGCATTGCTCCACGGCCAACTGTAAACTCATCCATGTTTTTTTCAATCTCAGGTGAGGGTGACAAAGCAGGTAAGGAGTCAATAACGATAGCGTCTACAGCCTTTGATTCAGCAAAAGCAATCGCAGCATCGTAAGCCTCTTCCATGACAGTGGTTTCTACAACGATGATACGGCTAGTATCAACCCCACACATCTCTGCGTATTGCGGAACCCATTGCTCTGCAGCAATCCATACGGTCGTAAACTCTGGATCAAGTTCTTGATTAGCAGCAATAGTCTTCAGTGCTACGCCTGTTTTTCCATGGCTTGATTCGCCAATAAGTTCATTCCATTGATTAGCAGGCCAACCACCGCCCAAAGCATAATCAAGGGTTACAGAGCCCGTGGTCATGCGAGGAATAAGGTCTTGAGTAATGTCTTTACCCACTACTACAGTGCCTTCACCAAACTTCTTGTTAAGACCTGCTACAACTTTAAGTGCATCGGGACTAATCACTAGTCAACCCTTCCAATAATGCCTTGAGGGTTCCAGTTGTTACCAAGATTGTTTCCGGTAGCAGACTTTGTTTCACCCTCAACGCGTGCTCCAGTAAGTGTACCTAAATGACTACCTGATTGGGAAATCGGGTAACCGCAATCGTAACAGCGAGGTGCTGCTCCGCCTACAGTCATGTAGTTAGTTGAGTAACACTCAGGGCAATTCTGTGTCTGGTTAGCGCTTTGCGCTTTACTTGGCTGTGCAAACTGCTGTGATACAGGAGATTGCTGATAAACAGGTTGCTGTTGAGCATAGGGGTTAACTTGCGGTACGGCTGTAGGTGCCGGTCGTGGGGGCGCTTGTTGTCCTGCTAACTTTTTATCCCACCATGAACTACTCATCTTCTTCTCCTACATACACAAAACCAATGTCTACCAATGTAGACATTGTAGTTAATAAAACAGAAATTCCAAAAGTCTCTAACCGGTTGTGCAACGCTTCCCAAAACTCAGGGTCTATTTCCAAGTTTTCTTCGTCTTGTTTAGCAACACATTCAGCAATCAAAGCATCAGCCAAGAAATGAGAAATGGCGCCAAACATTGGAATAAGCCACTCAACCTGTGCTATACGTTTGTCGGACTCTTCCCGTTCTTTTTCTTCTAACTCAGCGCTAATTGGGGGAAGGTCAAGATAACGAGCAATTTGTAAAGGATTTTGCAATTGAGAGTCAAAAAGTAACTCGCGACTAAAGTTATCAATAATTGGTTTTGGATTTTCTTGTATCTGTTCCAAAAACATGGCAATGTCCACCGGAAGAGCCAAGTCTTTATTACGCTTAAATGGATTTTTCACTTGGCATCTCCCCAACGGTCAACGATCTTTACATCTGCTAATAATGGTACGGATATTTGCGGTACATTTACACCCTCCATTGATTCACGAATTGCTTCTGCAACTTCGTCTACCATGTGGTCTGGTGCAATAGTCACGAGTTCATCGTGAACAGTCAAGATAACATTAACATCGGGCTCGTCAATAAAGCAAGAGTGTGCACGCACCATTGCTAATTTGATGATGTCAGCGGCACTTCCCTGAATAACCGTGTTAAAGGCTTGACGCTCTGCGCGTGCCTGCATCCCACGGTCTGGGCTATTTAACTCAGGAATAAACCGCTTACGTCCAAAGATAGTTGCCACATGTGGGATTGGTGCTTTTGATTTAGCCATACGAACAACACGAGCCTTGTATTTAGACACGTCTTTAAAGCGGTCTTCAAACGCATTAAGTAGTTCTTTTGCATCTTTAAGAGGCATGTCCAAAGAAGCGGCTACTTTGTCAGGGCCAACCCCATAAGACAAAGAAAGAACCAAAATCTTGCCACCTTTGCGGTCAATACCAAGCGGAGAAGCAATCGCTGTGTAGATGTCTTCACCGTTGAGATAGGCATTGCACATAACGGGGTCTCCCGAGAAAGAAGCAATAACACGAGGTTCAATCTGAGAATAGTCTGCAACGATCAACTTGTATCCCGGAGGAGCAATAAATAGATTACGAATTAGTTTTCCATAATCGCCATTGTTAGGGATGTTTTGAAGATTAGGGTTACGGCTAGAGAAACGACCAGTCTCTGCGCCGTACTGAACAAAGTCCGTATGAATCTTGCCATCAATAAGCAGGGCTTCTTTTGTTTCTGTGCGTGCTTTACCATTTGTAGTACGCGTTACTTCCCCACCTAAATAGGGAATTACATAAGTAGACAACATCTTGTTTAAGTCTTGATACTTAAGCATTGCTGATACTAACTCGTCTTGGTCACGGAAGTACTCAAGAGCCTCACTACTAACGGAGTAATCTAAAGCCGTCAAAGGGTCGCCGTTACGAGCAGCAACTTGACCTTTAGGTGTGAGTGCAATCTTTACGCTTTTGTTTGGCTTCAAACCACGCCCACCCTCTTTTTTAGAAGAGTAAAAGAGTTGTTGCTTCTCCTGTACGCTATTCATGTTAAAAGGGCGTCCAGCAATGCGGTAGGCCTCTGCACGGGCATTATCAATGTCTTCTTCAAACTTATCCCGAAGAATCTCAAGACCTTTAACGTCTACATACGCTCCAGCAAGTTCCATGTCGCAAAGAACGGCTAGGACATCCATCTCAAGATTCCAAACATTACGGAAATTACCTGCAGTAAGTTTTTGATCCAGCACCTTGTACAGGTCGTAAGTAGCACGAGCATCTAAAGCGGCATATTTAGCAACCTCAGCAAAAGAATACTTCTCTACTTCTTTACCAATGCCTTTAACTACTTCGATACCCAACTCACGTGCGGCGCAGTCGTCAAGACCCAGCCCCAAACGGTTACGGTTATCAACAATAAAAGAAGCCACGAGTGTATCAAAGTAAGGTTTTGTAGGCACATCTCCACGCCAATATTTAGCGCAAGACTTAAGATCAAACTTTGCATTATGTGCAACCTTAAGAATGTCACTAAAAAACAATGGCTTTAAGGCTTTGAAGACATCCCCTTGACGAAGTTGTGTAGGAGGCGCAGTAAATAATGGCGTCCATAACTTTTCATTTTTAGAAAAGTCTTGGGGATCACGCAGTTCTAAGCCAGTCTCTTGACGGCGTTTTCCTGAAAGAAGTAACGGCTTATCCCAGCCTGTAAAGTCACCGTTTGGATGACCCATGGGGATAACGTCTACACGAGAGTCAGTAGCAAGTGCCATCCAAAGAACGTCATTGCGAATTGTGTCACCACGATGTGGCCCCCACGTTTCAACGTCGAAAGCAAAGGCTTTTACTTTTGAATAAGAATCTACAACCTCAGCAAGGTCGTCCATAGTTGTAACAATGTTCATTAAGTGCTCCGATGGAAGAGCAAGGGACTCCGGAAGAAAGGATAAAACCGGAGCCCCTTGCATACCGCTAAAGATAAATCCAAAACACGCATCCAACCACAAATGCGTACTTCTTTAGCGGTGGCTTTTTATTTACGCAGAAGCCTTGGCAATATCGACAAGTTCTGCATGGGGAGTCACATAAATCGTGCTCTCAGGAAGTGCTTCAAACTCTTCAAGCGCTTCGTCTAAAGCAACTGGGTTAAGATCCCACTCCTCTTCAAGGTCGCGTGCGCGAACCATGTCGATAATGTAAGTGGTCTTAGGACCAGTTCCTGTGCGAGACAAAGCCCAGAAGTGCTTGTTAAGCGGACCCTTGCGAGCGTCTTCATGAGCAGCCTTTAACTGGCGGAACAAAGTAGGTGAAGCAGTAAGTACCCGAATCTCAGGAGCGCCTTCACTAAGGATGGCTACTGTGAACGAGAACTTGTTGCGTGGTTCGTCACCAAGGATTTCGCAAAGAGGGCAATCGTCCTCTAAACATACGAACGACTTCTTACCCTGACGTTCAATCCAGTGCTGACGGTACACCTTAAACGGACCATCGCCAATGAACTTAACCAGTACAGGTTCTTCATCAAACTTAAGGTCTTGGATGTAATCATCGGACTTCTCGGACTTAAGAGCCTTTTCGGCACTATCCCATCCGGACTGAGCAGGCTTGGTAACCTTGCTCTCTTGTGCATCATCTTCAGATGCATCATCAATGTATTTATCAGCATTAACTGATGGCTTTGCTACCATAACGGCAGTCTCCTTCGGTATGTTTGGTCATGAGGTGCTATGCACTCTCCTGAATTTCTTTCCACCGCGAAAAAATCGCAATGGTCAGATCGTGATGCTTGTTCCACTCTACACGAGCAGTACCAAGCAACCTCCGCTTGCGGAACTCTTCCACAGCAGATTCTATTAGGGCTCTTGTGTAAACCCTATTACCTCCAACTTTGTTCCCGTTAAGGGACTTAGACCGGAGTCGGTATGGTGCGCGAGGAATGTAACCCTTGCGTTCCCATAGCCTAACATTAACAATTGATTTTTCCAAAGCGGTTGCGAAAGCACCAATTGTAAATACTTCTGTTTCAACACCATTAAGAGTTTTAATAATTGGGTTAGCATCCCAAGCGTCTTCTTCTACTACTCGACGCTTAGGTGTTTCGTCTTCAAGAACTTTACGTTTTTTCTTTGAACCCGGAATGTATTCCAGATCGCTAAATGCTCGTAAAATCTCGTCGTCGCTTCTTAACCCAGCCACTATTACTTCTTTGGTGTTGTTAGTGCCCAAGTAACCTTAGGCGGATACATCTTATCTACATCTTCTTCTGTAATCAAATTGTCAGCCAAGGCTTGCATTACAGCCTCTTGGTCAATAACTTGCACAGTTTTGTAGACCATTTCTCCAAGATTATTTTCAGAGATAATTTCTTCAGCAACTTGCTCATCAAGTTCGCGCTTAACACGACATTGTTTTTGCAAGTAGCGAATTTCAGTAATCTCTTCAGGAAGTTCAATCCAAAGGTTGCCCTTATCGTCTTCTAAACCTTCTTCATCAAGAACTTGAAACAGTTCGGTACGAATTTCTTCCGACCGCTTTTTCATAAAGTCCATAGACTCTTTAAGTTTGATGTATTCCTCAGTAAGGCTAAGGAAATCAATACCCGTTGTTACATCGCGTGTGGTACCACTTGTGCGTGCCATAGTTGTAGTCCTCTCTTATGGTCTTACGTCTTGTAGAAACTTTAGTAGGCTTCCGACCGTTAAGTCAAATTCGCCATCTGCATTTGCCCCTTTGCCATCAATAACGGCTGAAGCAATTGCACTCTTCTGTTGTAGCATGTCGTACTGACGTTCTTCGATAGTGCCTTCGGCTAAAAGGTCTTGGATGACAATAGAAGGCCACCTACTAGAAGCCCGTTTGATGCGACTATTGCGTTGTACGGCTGCTCCAGAAGACCACGGTAAATCGTAGTTAATAAGAAGATTAGCCTGAGGAAGATCGACGCCATACCCACCAGCGTCAGAACTAACAAGCACGCGGGTATCTGGATCAGTTTGAAACTTTGTTTTAGCATCTTCTTTTTCCTTTGCATTCATCTTACCCGTGTAAGGTGACGAGTTGTACGGCACGGCTTCACGGATTATGTCGATCATGTCTACGTATGACGTGAACACAACTACCTTAGCATCGGGGTCTGACTCTAAATGATCTTTGACGTATTGCACCAAGGTGTCCACTTTAGTTGAGCCGGCTTTACTCAACTTGTCTAAGTCTTCTGAACTAAGGGCAGTGGCTAAATACTCATTACCTGAACCTGTGTTATTTAAAAACTTATTAGCACTAATAACCGTTAACTTTGGGTGGTCACACAACATCTTAAGGGCCGTAACTTTACTCATAATTGATCCGCGTAAAGCATCTTCTGGACTAAACGTGGACTTTTCAAGCCCGTAATGGCTTGCTACTGAAAACCCCGTTCCAAATAAATCTTGGGCTTCAATAAGTTCATCAACAAGGTCACTAGAAATCTTCCGATAAATAGTGCGGGCTGTGCGGTGCAGTGGGATAAGTAAGGGCTCCCGATGCGTGGTAGCCGGTAAGTAAGGCGCTACATCTGGGTCGGTCTGAGCCTTACGTACAGTAACATCCTTTAACTTGCGGTGAAGTATGGGCAAGTTTTTGTACCGTTGAACACCACCAAAGTGATTACGAACAATAAATGTCTCATCAAAGATGTCAAATCTACCAAGCACTTTTGAGTTAACAAACTGCATGATTGAAAAGACTTCTTCAGGACGCCCGTTTTCTACCGGAGTACCAGTAAGAGCAAAACGAATAGAAACACTCTTGCCAAGATCTTTAACCTTCTTGGACCGTTTGGACCTAAACGATTTAATAGCCGTTGCTTCATCACAAATAATTCCTGACAATTCGAGGCTTTTGATGTCATCCCAATCGTTAACTACGGCTTCGTAATTAACGATGATGTAATGGATTTTCTCTTTACGCCAATCTTTTGCCTTAGCATACTGCTCTTCACGTTGTTTGCGTGTGCCATCAACGACTAAAGGATTTGAATCTGAAAACTTTATGATTTCTTTAGCCCATTGATACTTAAGGCTGGACAAGGCAATAACTAAAACAGGGGAGTTTATTCGACCTTGGTCCATTAACTTTTCTACAGCAGCAATTGACATACAGGTTTTTCCCAAGCCCATTTCATAAGCAACTAGGATTTGGCCGGAATCTGTCATCTTATCTACGGCTTCTACCTGATAAGGCTTCAGTGTTCCAGTGAAAGTCATTCGTTTGAATCTTCCTCGGGCTCCTCATTTTCTTCAAGCCACATCTGTTTAATACGACCCATTATTCGTCCTCACGGAATTCGGCGTAACATTCCCAACAATTAATAAATGAAGCGGTACCGCCGTGGCGACGGCAATACGAGTTTCTTTCGTCTTGCAATGCTTGTAATTCTTGTTCAGTCATCATTCCCAGTCCTGTACGTAATAGACACCAAGTTTGGGTGAATCTTCCCCGTCTTTAGCACCTAAAGCCCAAGTGTATACCCACCCTAAAAACTTGTACAAGATTTTGTACAAGATTTTGTACAAGATTTTGTACAACATCACTGGTCACCGTCTAACGCTTTAATAGTTGGGCAGGGGTATTCAGGGTAATTGTGCTCATCTACTGCACAGGCACTGCAAGTTCTATCATCTGCTGGACCGTTAATCTCTATGTGTAGTTCACGCACACGTTGAATAGACTCACGTAATGCGTTTACTTGCAACCACAACTCATCAATTGGCTCAATAGTTATAGTATTTTTTACTTTATTTCCAACTTTAAATTTCATTAATCTTCTCCGAGTAATATATTTCTTGTTGTGCAAGGAAACGTAGGTTCATAGCAAACGTAACATTGTCCGTTTGATCCGGGCATATGTAAATCAAGGACCTTGTTAAGTTTAGTGCCAATCATAGTTAAAGTATTAACCATGTCCTGTGCTTTATTCAAGCCCATAACTTGCCCTTGTAACATTCCTGAGTAAAAAATAAAGTCTTCAGAAACAATGTCAACTTCGCTCATACCCCAATTGCCTTTCTACCGTAAACCATGTGCTTTGCAGAATAAATACCTTCGTGAATCTGCTCATCAGTCATTGTGCCAACGTCTTTATCAGTAAGATCGCCGTAATTAAAAAATGAGGCTTCAATAGCGTACTTGCGGCACATGTCTAATAAAAACTCAGAAGCCTTAAGACCTGCAGGATCAACACTAGGGTTATCCATAGCAATAATCAAATGGTCTGAACGGCGAAGCAAACGAACTTGCTCTGCGCTAACTTGAGCACCAAAAGAAGATACAGCGTGTTCAATTCCCGCTGAGTGTATACGAACAGCATCGAGAGGTGACTCAACAAGAATCATCGGTCCATTACGGTAGTTATTAATACCAAACAATGTGTGAGACTTTTTAACTCCGGCAGGCTGGTTTTTAAAGCGACGTTCTTTTTCGCCTTTCTCTTGCCAGCCCCATAGCGTGCCTGTATCAGGGTCGCGGATAGGGGTAATCCATGACGAAGTTTTGTCATCCCAACGAACGCCATACTCAGCGGCTGACAAGGCTGTAAGGTTACGGCGATCAAGCGCCCACTTAGGGACCTCACCATACACAGCGAGACGAGCCTCAGACATAGGGATTGCTTCCGCTGGAGTTTTCTGTACAACCTTGTTCAAGTTCTTAGCAAGGTCTTCGTAAGACATCGATGCGGAACTTTCAAGCCACTTCTTAGCGGCGTCTACGTCAAGGGTGTCTGCTGCTCCCCACTTAATCTGGAACTGCTTAATATCGCACACAAGCGAAATCAAGTTACCTTTGTACCCACAAGAGAAGCAGATGTGAGCACCTGTATCCCCGTTAATCTGCCATGAAGGGTTGCGATCAACTTTCCCTGTGCGTTCTTCATGCATTGGGCATAAACACAGCAACTCACTTCCACGGTGAGAAATGACGTCAATACCCAAAGCAGATAAAGCCTTTTCTACGTCGTTCATTAGTTGCCTCCAAATGAATTTGCAAATGAGGTAGCGCAGTCTGGGCAGGTTGACATCTCCGATTCTTCATGGAAACAACCTGTGT